TTTAATCCATGAACCAGAAGCAAACACTGAAATAGTTGCAAAAGAAATCAGATTTCCTAATGGCTCAAAAATCTTCTTGTGCCACTGCCAACATACCAAAGATGTTTTTAGATTCGGCTCTTTTGAATTCCATGTTCTAAACATTGCAGAAGCCGGAGAATTTGAAAAATTCATGATCAATTATCTTCGCTCTCGCGTTCGATTACCTGAACAATTTCTTGATAAAATTCCAGAAAAGTACATTATCCCACAAGAATATTGGCGAAATTCTAAGAAAAAAGAGTATCAATTTCCGCGGGTGTTGTTATCAGCAAACCCCATCGGCCCCGGCAAATCTCATCTAAAGAAAACTTTTGTGGACGGCCACAAACCCGGCGAAATTTGGCGGGCATCAGAAGAAGAAGGCGGCATGCTCCGGCAATTCATACCGGCAAGGCTAAATGATAATCCTTCGCTGAATCCTACAGAATACGCGGCGAAGCTTCACGGTATTGGTTCAAAAGGTTATGTTGATGCACTCCTTCAAGGCCGGTGGGATGCTCCAATTGGCGCTTTCTTTCCTCAGGTGGACAAAGATCTTCATCTTATTAAGCCGTTTATGATTCCTAATCATTGGCCGCGGTTCATGTCATATGATCACGGCGCTTGCGGTGAAGGCGATCCGTTTTCAATCGGCTGGTATACCGTGGCATCAGAAGCGGTTGGAATTTATTCTTCACTAACCGGAACAGAACTATTTTGTGCCCGTGATTCTGTTATTTGTTATCGGCGGTGGCACGGTGCCGGGCTTCCCAAAATCAATGCGGCTGATGTTGCCAAGGGAATTCTAGAACGGGAAAGGGGGGAACATATATTATTTCGTGTTGCGGGCGGCGACATTCTTGAACAAAAAGGACACGGGGAATCTATATTTGGCATCTTTGCAAAAAATGGTGTTAAGTTCCGGCGGGCCGATAACCGCCGGGTAAACGGTTGGGCGCAAGTGGATTATAGGCTTGATGGAAAAGATGGTTATCCACTTTCTTTTTGGTTTGAAGAATGTGAAGAAGATTTAGATAGTATTGGAAATTTACAATATAACCCATTGAATTTAAGTGATTGTATTGGAAAAGATGACCATGACGCGGATCGGCATCGGTACGCATTAATGACCCGGCCCGTTGCGTTGCCAAATCAAGAACAGAAAAACGTGGACTTCCGAGACAAGAATAAACGTGTCACTGTTAAGCACATAATCAACCAGTTAAACCAAACCAAAGAAACGGGATATGTTACCAGAAGATAATGCCGATCAACCTAAGCTTGTTACTGATGATGAAGCAAAGGAAACCCAAGAAAAATACACAATTGGTTATTTTAAGAAATGGTTGAAGGCCGCAAAGAAAGCGGCAAAAGATCATTGGGATGATTCACAATCGGCTTATGACGAAGCAGAAAACAAAGTTGCAAAAGATGGTGACGAAAAGGGGAGTAAGCGCGGTTATCCTATTTATAAGTTTTCAACACAGAAACTTGAACCGGCTTTCTATTCACGATCTCCAAAAGTAAAAGCACAACGGCGGTTTGGCATTGAAGATGATATGGCGCTTACCATGTCATTAATTGCCGATAGGCTTGGACAATGGCTAATTGATAACGGCCACTTTGATGAAGGGATGCTTGGGGCTTGTTCTGATTTCATTCATGCTTCAAAGGCAACAACTCAAGTTATTTACGAAACACAAACAGAACCGGCCCGCATGCCGTTAATGCCGCAAATTGATCCGGCAACCAACCAACCAACCGGATATGTTGATCCGGCAACCAACCAACCGTATACCGGCCAAGTTCAAAGTGACGGCCAAGGCTATTTCTACATGGGTGAAAAGGCCATTGAAGATACGCAAAAGATTTATTTGGCCCCAATAGCATTTGATGAAATCTTGCATACTCCAACTGCAAAAACTCCAGCACAAATTACAGAAATTGCCTATAAGTTTTGCCTGGAAAAAGAAGAAGCTGAAGAAAAATTTAATCCAGATAAAACAAAGCAACTTTCTTATAAGAAAGGTAAAGATTCTGAAGATGATAGTGATGACGCGGAAAGCGTAGTTGAAACCCTGGAAGGATGGGAAATTTACTGTTTAGATAACAAAACAGTTTATTGGGTTTCTGAATCTTACGGCGATATTTTAAAAGAACAACCAGATCCGCTTGGGATTTCCCGCTTCTTTCCTTCACCATCATTCATAATTTCCAACAAGAAAAGAAAATCATTATACCCAACACCAATTTGGGTTTACTTAGAAGCAACGGCCAACCAACTACACCAAATTTATGAAAGAACTTTTAGATTAGTTCGTTCAATTCGGCGGCGGTGTTTGGTTCATGGTGCAAGCCCGGAACTTTTACAGGCGCTTAACCGGCTTGATGGTGAAGAATATCTTGCCGGTGTTGATATTTCGGACATCTTAGAAAAAGGCGGCATTAAAGAAATAATGCAATGGGTTGACGTTCAAGAACTTGTTGCCGCACTTACTGAAATGCTTCAAATCGAAGAACACTTTAAGCAACTGTTCTTTGAATGGTTTAATTTGCCGGACATTTTGCGCGGCATTTCCGATCCGGCTGATACCGCAGAAGCACAAGGAATTAAGGCCGATTCAGCCAATGATTCTTTCAAGTACATGAAAAAACAAATGGTGGATCTTGCCCGTGATTCCGCTGAAATCATGCTTGATGTTGCTTTAAAAGTTTTTTCAAATGAGAAAATAGCACAGATTGTTGGATATGATTATTTAGAACGTGGAACACCAGCACAACCGCCGGATCAAAATAACCCGCAAGGAATACCAGGCAAGCCCGGCCACTATGAAAGATTTCCAGAGGCGCTTGCCCGGCTTAGAAACGATAAAGAAAGATTAGTTAAAATTGATTTTGAAACTGATTCCACAAGCTTTAGGGATGAACAACGAGAGATCCAAAAGCAACAAATGATTTCTAACACGGTGCTACAGGGCCTTTCCACTATCGGCGGCATGCAACACCGGGAATTCAGCGGCATTGCACTAAAGCTTTTGTTGTCAGTGATTAATGCAATGGGCGGTTCTTCACAATCTGAAGATATGATTAAATCCGCGGTTTCTGATGTTGAAAAGGCAATGTCACAACCACCACCAACACCACCGGATTATGAATCAATGAAGATTCAACTTGAAGCAAACAAGGCAAAAGCCGAACAAATGCAAGCGCAATTTGATAATCAGGTTAAGGCAAAAGAACTTTCACAAGAAGATACAAGAATTCAAATTGAAAGCTTCAAAACACAAACTGAAGATATGATTAATAAGTTTGTGGCAACAACACAGGCCGAAATAGATCGGGCTTCAATTCAGATTGAACAACAGCGGGTAATGATCGAACAATTCAAGGCCGTTCTTGATGAGAAAGATAAAGCAATGCAAGAACAAAGGCTTGAACTTGATGCGGCAATTGCGGGGCAACAAACACCAACAATGCCAAGTGAGCCAACACCACCACAAATAATTCAGGTAAACCCGGCACCAATTCCTTCAATGCCGCCGGTGAATGTAAACATTACAATGCCGACACCGGGAAGAAGAACAGCAACAATTACAAGGCCGGATGGTTCACAAACTTCTTTAGAAGTAAATCCACCAGAAACACCACAAATGCCGATTGTAACCGGCGGCCCAATTCTTCCGGGCGGTGATATTGGCGGGGGTATGTAATGGCGGCATTTACAGCATTTGATCAGGTTGTAGAAAACGGATCAAGCCCGCGTTACCATGTACGGGTTTTTAAAAATGTTTCAAATGTTGAAATTCAAGGCGTTATTCTTTGTGATACTGATGGAAATGCAATTTCAGTTTTATCAACGGCCCCACAAATGGTTACTATTACACCATCACGGCCTTCTTTTATTTCCGGTGTTTCTAGTGCGGTAATTGCGGCCAACACTTCAAGAAAGGCCGGTTCTTATTTGGTGAACAACACCACGACAACATTTTATCTTAATTATGGAATTGCGGCGGTTTCTGGTCAGGGTGTACCGCTTTTGCCGGGTGCGGTTTTAAAGTTTGATACAACACAGGCAATAAATGCCATTCAATCAAGCGGCGGTGCATTAAATTTAGATGTTTTTGAGGCAACATAATGAAAAAACTTTTGGCATTACTTTTAATTCCTGCAATTGCATTTGCTCAACCATCCGGCGGGCATCTTAACTCAACTCAAGATTCTGTTTCATGCCTTCTTTCTGGATCGCCGGTAGAAACCGATGCTTCAACACCAGGTACAAAGGGGGTTATGGTTGGGGGTATTGGGCAAGACGGTAATTTTCATAGAATGTTTATAGGCAATAATGGTGAACCGCTTCATTATCTTTATGACGGCGCAAACGGAACGTTTTCAGTTATTGCACCAACAAATCCATCAACCGGCGATGCTGGTCTTATTGTTAGAAATATTTTTCCTACTTATAACAACGGGGCATCTTCAGCATCCGTTCCACGTTTTACAATTGCAAACGATTCAACGCCGATTGGGGCACTAACCGAAACAGCACCGGCAACGGATACAGCATCAAGCGGCCTTAATGGTAGGCTTCAGCGCATTGCCCAAAGGCTTACAACTTTAATTGGTAGTACAATTGCCGCTTCAATTGCTGATGGCTCTGATGTCACTCTTGGAGCAAAGGCCGATGCTAAAAACACGGCAACAGATACAACTTCAGTTTCAATTGTTTCGATCCTAAAGCAGATTTCTTATATGCTTCAAAATCCTGCGGCGGTTGCGGCATCAGATAATTTTGATCCTGTTCTTGGGAAAACAGACAAACATATACATATTGCGTTTACTGCTAGTCAAACTGGAGCAACTATACTTACTCCAACTTCTGGTAAAAAATATGTTGTAACGGATTATACAATTTCCTGCTCGTCGACGGGCGCAGGAACAATGACCGTTTTTGACAACACAAATTCAAGTTCTACGATTCTTGATGTAATTAATTGCGCTAATCAAGGCGGCATTACTCATGCACTTCGAAAACCTTATAAGCCTTCAGCGGTCAATAATGTTTGGAAGTACACCACAGGCGCAGGGGCGGCGGGCGATTTAACAATGCATGGATATGAGGAATAAAAAATGAAACATCCAAAATTTCGCGTATCAGATATTCTCTACATGGATAAGGACGTCGTGAAAGAGCTTTTTTCTTTCATGTGGGATGTCTGCTCAGACTTACCGTTCTTCTCGGATATTGTGGATATAGAGCTTTGTGGAAGTTATGCGTTTGGTACTAATCGCCTCGGTGCTGATATTGATTTCAATATTGCAATGGCTGACTACAATCACCAGATTCCCGTCAAGCAATGGTGGTACACAGCAGGAAATACATTAGAGCTGAAACGAAAGCTCATGGACTTTGAAAAGGCTTACGGTCTTTACATCGACATCGGCGCACAAGATCCAAATTCCGTAAAATATAACGTGGTGGCTTCGACAAAAAAGTTCGAGCTTTACAATCGAGGGAGGCCGCCGCTTCCAGAATTTAAGCCTGGTGTGAGACAACATTTTCCGATGTTCTCGGATAAGCCGCAGTCTGTTGTGAATATCCTTGATTTCGATCCTTCAAAAGATGAGCAACCGCCGATTTTTCCTCAACATTTAAGGTTCGATGGATACCTATATTATTTTCTAGCAGAAGAAAGAAAATTTCCTCGTACCTCGAAATGGTCGCGTGATGAATGGGCGGAAGAAGTTCCTTACTGGCAAGAAAAGTACGGCGATAAGTTTCAAACATACCACGAAGAAAACGGCGAACTGGTCGCGGACTAAATGGCAACCGTCACGCTTTACCCAACGGACGACGGATTCCTGAATAATATTTCGGGATGGTATCCATCCGAAGGGTTTAATCTATCGCGCAATACATCATCATCGAGTGCTGATTATTGCGACGCTTACATGAAGTTTACGACCGTGGGCGCGGGGATTGGCGCGGGCGACACAATCAACTCCGTCACTTTGTACGTAAATATTTATAACTGGTCTGACATTGCGTTTGTTGCGTCGTGGCAGTCATGGGTCGATATTAACAGAATTTGGGACAGTGCGGGATCTTGGGGGGAGGGCGGGACGCCTCCTTATGTTCCTCTTGGTATAGGGTACGGAACTTCTTCAGGGAGTTTTTTAACTTTAGGTTCCACCGGATGGAATACTTATAATCTCGTGACAACGATACCGCATAACAATACTTTCGGCGTTGGAATTCAAGCACAGCTCGGCGACATCGGCCCATCGCTCATGTATTTTTATGACAAGGACGCAGGCGCATCATCACCTTATATTGTTGTCGATTACACGCCCACAACCACTACTCGCCACGACATGCTTACAGGGATTTTATAAGAGTTGGGAATAGGCGGGTGACGATACTATTTTTTCTTAAACCGCATCTTCATCATGTAAAAGGGGATAAGATTTTTTTGCCGCCGATAGTTGGCGACAAGAAAAAAAAGAAAAAGAAACAAATCATAGAACCAGATTGGCAACCATCAGTTCAGGCTTTAATGCTTGAAAAGGCCCAAAAAGAAGAAGCTATTCAAAAAGACAATGAAGAATTATTATTTTTGCAATTACTTATGGATGATGAATTATGAATGAACCAATAAAAATTTCACCGGCGGCACTTTTGGCAACAGTGCTTTTCCATATTGATGATATGGCAAAAGTAAAAGTAAAGCCGGACGATTCCACAGAAGAAATTGAAACTGAAGTTCCGCTTGTGAATGTTCAAAAACAAGGTGATTCATTGGTTTGTTTTGTTCCAATGAAATTAATCGAACATTTTGCAACGGTTCCTTATCACATGAATTTTCAAGTAATGAAGCCAGAACATGATGAGAAAGAAGAAAAACTTGTTGGGGCAATTATTTTTGAAAGACAAATTGCAAAACCTTCTTTAGTTGGACTTGATGGGAAAATGATTACTTCACAAGAATTAAGCGCGGAAAAAGTTCTAGAGAAAATCAAGGGGCAATAAATGGACGATTTACCCAAGTTTGGAAACGGGGAACGGGGCCGGTTTGTTTATAATCCTAAAACTGGAACAATGGATAAAACCGACAAGCCTAAAAAACTTGTAGTTGAAGCCCCGGCGGTTTTGCCTGATTCAATGGAACCTATAGAGAGTTATGCAACACCATTTAGAGAAGTTTTTGATTCTAGATCGGCATATCGGCGGCACTTGCAGGAACACGGCTTTAGAGAATCAGGCGGCGAACACTTCAAGGATTGGGAAAGAAAAAGAGAAGAAGATCCAGAAAAAGATATTAGAGAAGATATAGAAAAAAGTTACTACGATGTTAAATATGACCGCGTAGAATTTTCAGAACAAGAAAAAGAAAACCATAGGAGGGAACAAAGAGCATGCAAGAACAAGACAGTGAGACAACCGTATTAGATGATAATGAAGAAGTAACTGAAGAAGCCACAACATCGGAACCAGAAAATGAAACAGTTGAGCAAAGTATTAGGGCCGCGCTTAAAGACATTCAAGAAGGCAAAGATAATGGGGATCAAGGTGAGGCGGGCCAAGAAACCATATCAGATGTTAGCGGAAAGCCTGAAGAAACGGTAACACAAACCAAATCAGCGCAACCGGCACAACAACAAGTTGTTGAAGATTATGCTGTACCAAATCGGCTTTCACCAACGGAAAAAGAACTTTTTAATAAGTTGCCGAAAAAGTTCAAACCCGCCGTTGCAAGAATGTTCAAAGATCATGAAGCGCTTCAAACAAGAACTCAACAAGACTTTGCAAAACATACCGGAGAAGCAAAACATATTGTTGAAGCGGTGCGGCCTTATTATGTTTCACATCCTGAACTGGCTGAAAATGGGGTGACAGAATCGGCCTTTATCGCGGCGCTTGTTGGGGCGCATCAAAAACTTACTAATCCAAAAACCGATAAAGCAACCATCGAACAACTTGCAAGAGATCGGGGCTATAGGATTAAATTTGTTCGGGAAGATGGAACAGAAGCGGCGGGTGCAAGTGGTGTTTCTGGTGATATTTCTAACCATCCTGATTTTGTGGCATTGCGTAATGAACTAAATCATGTCAAAAGCCATATTAGTACCCAAGCAATTCATGAAGCGGCAAGGCCGATACTTTCTGAAATGCAAGCGGTACAAGCCGAGAAAGATAGTTTTGGAAGATTTACTTATCCAGAACTTCAAGACGGCGGGTTTATAGAATTCTTGAGGCCCCGGATCTCAGAACTTGTTAGAACCCAACCGGGCTTGTCTTACGGTGACGCTTTACGAAAAGCAGTTATCGAAAAAAGAGAGGCACTAGGTTATTCTGGCATGACCAACCAAATCCGATCTCAATCCAGCGAAATAACAAATAGGGCAGTTAGTGCGGCAAATACAGTTAGGGGCAGAATTGCACCAGTTGTAAAACCCGCAATAACAAATGATGAGATTCCAAAAAACGAAACGCCGGAACAATCCGCGAGGATCGCACTGGCACAACTTCAAAAAGGATTAAACTAAAATGGCTGATGTTGGATTAGGTCAACTTGTGACAGCAACCGCAAGGCGGCGATCACAAAAAGCAAAAGATGCCGTTTCTGATAATCTTCCAGTAATGAAACACATGGAAGAAGCGGGCGGCATTATTCGTATTCCCGGTGGGCGAACAATTGTAACTGAGGGATTAACGGCGCAAAATGATACTGTAAACTGGGTTGGCGCGGCTGGTCAGGCTCCACTTTCAGAACAGAATATTTTGGATGCGGCTGAATTTAACTGGTTCTATATCTTGGGATCGGTTGTGTTCACGCTTTCAGAACAGTATCAAAACGATGGGCCAGAACAATACATTCCACTTATTGCTTCAAAATTCAAAGTTCTTGAAAGAACCCAAATGAATAAATTTCATGAAGGGTTGCTTTCTAGCGGTACGGCGGTGGGCGGTTTGCAAATGGCGGGACTTGCATCCCACGTTTCAACGACACCAACAACCGGAACGGTCGGCGGCATTGATAGAAGTTCTTCAAATGCTCTTTGGTTTAGAAACCAGAAATTTGATACTTCTTCGGATTGGTCTGATGGTGCGGTTGATTCTGGAAACGTGACCCGTTTTCTAGATCAGGGAATTGACGCAACAACGATTGATTCGGCTCCACAAGTAACCTTGGGACTTTTGGGCGATACTCATTGGAAAGCATTAACCGCCTCAACGCGAGCAATGCAAATCATTTCGAGTAATAGCGATCAGGCAAAGGTTGGGCACAATAAGATCTGGTACCGTGGTATTCCGATGTACCTATCTGGCGGCCTTAATTATTCCGGGTTTTCTACTCAAACAGCCACAAGAACTTATCTTCTTAATGTTGAAGAAGGTGGGTTTAACGTGTACTTCCACAAGAAAGCAGAATTCGACATGCTTGATCCGGTTAATTCTTCGGATCAGGCGGTTGTTAGTCGGCTTATGTTTACGATGTGTTCGGCGACAATCGGCGCATTTGCTAAACAGTGTTGGGTTGGCTTCTAATTTTAATTTTTAAAAAGGAAAAACAAAATGGGCGGCCAAATTCCATATTTTAACCCGGCAGTAACAAGTACAACGCAACAGCACGATCTAGGATCAATGCACATTGATTATCTAGGGCGCTTTTGGCAGTACGTTAAAGGCGGGGGAACTCTTGCACAGTACGAGTTTTGCCAGATTTCGACCGATGGTAACTATACCATCGTGAGTACAAACGATACTTCAGTACCATCAGCAAAGGTAATGAATATCGGATGTGTTCAAGTTTCTGGTGGATTTACTTCCACTAAATACGGTTGGATTTTCCGCGGTAATGGTGCTTTCACCGGCCTTATTGCGGCATCATGCGTACAGGATGTTAAACTTTTGACGACAAACACAAACGGGGTACTTGATGATTCAGGAACCACGGCGGTGTTAGGCGTTAAACTTTTAACAACAATTGTTGGCGCGGCGGCTTCGGCTTGTTGGGCAAACACATTGATGACAACTAACCCGTAATTTAATGGGGGCTTCGGCCCCCTTTTATTCACTCATGGAGAATTATGTCAACCGATTTATTAAATCAGTTTAATTTTCCCGATGTAGCAAGGGAAGATTTCATAAATAAAGGACTTGTTGCAAAGCAGATTGCACCAATGGTCAATAGTTATGAAATGCAAGGATCGGATCGTGGTGTTGCTTATAGATTCTTTATCGTTCCAGTAAAGAATGAAATGAAATCTGAAGCGGCTGATATGGAAATAAACGATGAAGTTGAAATGATTGAATGGTTCAAGGACAGAAAGAACCGGCCAACAGAACGTGTTAGATTTTTGCCCCCGCAACTCTTGAAATTCAACAAACAAGGCGAGTGCACCGGCGGCCTTTATCAAGAAGCATATCTTAGATTTAAAAAGGGCCTTACGGCTTCCGGGCTTCCCCTCGAACGATGGGAGAAACTTTCAATTGGTCAGATCGCAACGCTTAAAGCTGAAGGAATCTTTACCGTTGAACAATTTGCGGCACTTCCAAAAGATAGAATTGAAGATAGGTTTCCAAAGGATTTAAAAGAAGCGTTTTATGCCGCAATTCATTTGGTGAATCGGTTGAACGTAATCGAAGATGTTGAAAAGCATGCTGGAGAAGCGCTTGAACTTAAACAGCGGCTTGCAAAAGCAGAACAGGAAAATCAGGAACTAAGGGAAAAGCTTTTAGGAAAGCCGGAAAAGAAAAAGGCCGGACGGCCTAAGAAAGTTGTACTTACTGATGAAGAAAAGGATGGTGAAGAATGGGCATAGATTTTTTTATTCAGGCCGATCCAACTTTCGATCCGGAACGGCTTCAGTTAAGAGAATATTACAGTTTGGTTGCCGGGCCGATTGAAGTAAGGGCCGATGGTATTCCAAGAAATGCCATTAACCGGCAAGGAATGGTTGATGATGAAATTAGAAAATCAAATCCGGATGCGTACGCGGCGTTTCGTGCGAATTATCAAGCACAAAAAGAAGATATTGATAAACAAGCTTTTGAAAGCCCTGGGCGTAAAATAGCTGTTTTACCAATTCCTGAAGTTGTAGTTGAACCAGTTGTTGAACCTGAAGCACCAAAAGACGAGGAAATAAACTAATGAAAAAGATTCTTTTATCAATTTTTGCAATTCTTTTGCTTGTTTCTGGAACGGCGCAAGCGCAGTACACAAGATCACAGGCAACAAATCGGCTTGTTTCTCTTGGCATGCACGATCAGTTGGCAAAAGAAGTTGCCGGACTTGCTTCCGGGCTTGGGGTTATTCCAAACAACACTTATTTGAGGGTTAGAAATGCGGCGGGAACCGCAAATCTTTCAGTGTTGAAATCGGACGCTTCCGACAACACGGTACTAAATGCTGGAACAGGTAAAACCGTTTCTCTTGCGGTGAATAGCGTTAATGAACTAACCGCGGCTTCAACGGGTGTTACCGTTGCGGCGGGTGATGTGAATATGAACACATCCGGCCAAACGCTTGCAATTCAAGAAGCAACAGCGGCAAATGCTTGTTCAGGATCGGTAACTGCAAACGGCACAACTCCGGTTGCCACTTCAACAACTTGTTGGACAACTGGATCTAGGGTGTTTTTGACTAAAACTTCAACAAGCGCGGTAAACGGAAGTTGCTATATATCCGCAACTTCCAACGGGGTTAGTTTTACAATAACTTGCCTTGCAACTGATACCGGAACTTATAACTGGTTTATTATCCATGAAGCTCCGTAGTTTAATATTGATTCTTGTTCTGTTTTGTTCGGCTTGTGAAAACCAACAAACAGAACAAGTTTCAAGAGAAGAATTAGTTGCCGCATTTGAACAGCGGGATGCCGCAATTGAAGATATTGTAAAAGTGATTAAAGAATTGCCCGATTATAAAGAAGCGGAAAAGAAATTAAAGGAATCAAAAGAAAAATGAAAAAGTTTCTTCTAGTATTTCTAAGCCTGTTTCTTGCTTCCGGCGCTTTTGCTCAAACTACCAAAAGTTCTAATCACATTTGGGAAAGCGCCGCTTATGGTCAAATTCCCGGTGTAACTGAAGTTGTTTTAAACGGTAATAATGGCGCAATAACTACCACTTACGAGGCGGTTTGGCCAGAATCAAGCGCATACACACCACTTAATGCGGCAATGTCAACGCCGTATTGTGCAAGTTCAGACAACACCAACGATAAGGCCGCTGGAACCGGTTGTCTTACTATGCAAGTTCAGGGGGTGAATACTTCTTATGCGGCATTTACTGAAACCGTAACAATGAACGGTCAAACTTCAGTAAATCTTGCAACCTCGAACGTGCTTTTTATAAACAATCTTAAATGCCTTACCACTGGATCAACTTTTGCAAATACAGGCACGATTCGTTGCGGCACCGGCACCAATACCGCCGGTGTTCCGGCGGTGGTTCATGCCCATATGCCAATTGGTTTTGGTAAATCTCAAACTGCAATGTATCTAGTACCAGCAAGCCGATCTTTAATTTGTAGAAACTGGAATTTTGCAAGTGCGGGGCTTGGCGCAAATTTAGCGGTTAAATTTGCAATTGGTACTTATACCGATCCGGTTTCGGCGCGAAATCTTCAACGTGATGAAGTTGCAATTCTTAATCAATCAGCGGGGCATGCGCTCACGTTGCCTTACCTTGTAAAATATCCGGCAAAAACTTTAGTTATGGTTCAAGCGCTTGCGGCAACTTCAACGGGGCCGGTAAACGTATCAGCAGAATGTTTACTTGTTAATGATACTTGGGCGGCAACTGGTCAGAACGTATTTTAATGGTGGGGTTTCGTGAATGTACTTACACTTTTAGGACAAATTGCAACATCAATAGGTATTCCAACACCATCCGCATATAATTCAAATGCTAAACTTCTTCAATGCTTAGTTGATATTTCTGAGGAAATGCGATCCAGACGCGTTTTTCCTCAACAGAAAAGAACAAAAACAATTTCTTTGGTTGCCGGTGATACAAGTGCGGCCTTTCCTACTGATTTTTATAGTGGCCTTGTGACAACACAATTTAACCAAACAAACCGTTGGCAACTAGTCGGGCCGTTGGGTGATGATGAGTGGAACTATCGGTTGTATGGGCCGGGCGGCAATTCCAACCGTGTTCATTATAGAATTTTTGGGCCAAATATTGATCAGTATTCTTCGGCAAAAATGATGAAAATTGATCCGGCAATTTCGGCAAATACCACAATTTCTTATGATTACATTACAAGAAATCTTTTTTATCCAACCGCATGGACACCATCAGAAACAGTTTATGAAACCGTTAGTGCTGATACAGACGTTCCAATGTTTGATACCGATCTATTAAAAGAAGGTTGTATTTACCTTTATCGGGAAAGGCGCGGCCTTGAATTTTCAGAATTAAAACAACAATTTTATAAAAACCTTGATCGGGCGGCGATTCGTTATATGGGACAAGTAAAGGGAAGTTTTGCCGGTGAACCGGTTTCTGAGAGAAGGTATAAACCGTCAACTGATGGGGGTTGGCCCGCATGAAATCATATCAACCAAACCCAACACCAGGCCCGCAAAATCCAGGGAAATATCCGGTTCAAGTTGGGCCGCATTATCTTCATTATGGGGAACTTCAGGGATATGTATATAACCCATATACAGATAAATATTCCCCCGATCCAGTAGCGGCAAAAAAACTTGCACAAGATCAGGGGTTGATGCCTCCCGATCCAAAAACACCAAGCCTTGCTAGTTCATTATTGCCGGTGGCCGGAACGGTTGGCGCGATTTATGGCGCACAAGCACTTGCCCCGGAACTTATAAAAGGCGGCAAATCTGTTCTAGGCGGCCTTTACAATGCCGGTAAAGATGCAATTACAGGCGCAACTACGGCAACGGCACCAACGGCGGCAACAGCGGCGGGATCGGGCGCGGTAAATGGTTTAGTGGGGGCCGGAACCGATGCCGTTCAAGAAGGCATTAATGCGGCGGCTAATCCTATGGGATACGCAGAAACGGTGCTTCCTTCAGGAACACAGGGAACAATTGCAAGCGGCATTGAAGGGGCAAGCGGCACCGGTACAAGCGGTGCGACCGGCGGCCTTTTTGGGGCTGGTGGTGCTGGTTCAACGGCGCTTGGGGTTGGTGGTACAGCCTTGGGAACTTATGAAGCAATTCAAGGCATTAAAAACCAGAATCCAATTCAGGCCGGATTGGGCGGGGCCGGTGCGGTTATGGGCCTTAATGCTCTTGGGTACACTCTTGGGCCGTGGGGTGTTGCGGCTACTATTGCGGCCCCGGCGGTGCTTTCAGTAGTAAGCAAGCTTTTTGATCATGAAACCACAAGAGAACGTGCCAAAAAGAACACCAATGAATTAATGGGCATGTCAAATGATCCAACGTGGCAAAACTATGTTGGTGGTATTCGTCAGCAATACGATTCAGCACCAACCGGGAAAGCGTTTGATGCCGGAAAATATTCAACTTGGGATGAATACAAGCAAGCGGGCCTTGATGCCAATGATCTAATGGGTGTTTATGGCAATCTTAAAACTTTTGGGCCGGATTGGATCAAGTATTCGCCGGAACAACAAAAGGCAATTACTCAAGCGCTTATAAATAATGATCTTTATGCTTCTAAAAAAAGGTGACGTAATTGTAACCGATGAAGCAAAAGCAAAAGAAATTGCAAATCAAGCACTAGCGGCAACACCGGCACAAGGTGTTGTTGGTGGTACACCGTGGAAACCAGGGATGCCAACGCATAGTAGAAGATGAGCAAACCCCAAAAGATAGATATTTTTGAAATCCCAACATGGAACGGGGGCATGAATAGGCGTGATCCTATTCATGCACTCGCACAAAATGAAGTTTTTCATTTATCGGGTTATCTTTGTTACCCAAATTCAATTAGGGCATGCGGAAAAGAAACAGCGGGCGTAACTTTAAATTTTACGTTGCGCGGCCTTTTAAATTGGAATAATGCTTCTTTTTCAGAAAGAGTTATTGCAACTTGTGATAGTAGAATCTTTTCGGTTGATTCTGCTTTTTCTGCAACAAATATTACAGGTGCCGTTGCTGTTACTGATGGTCGTTTCTCAGGTGTTGCTTTCAATCAGTATCTATTTTTATGCAATGGCGTTGATAATGTAATAAAAGTTTCTCAGGCGCTTGCTACTTCAAATCCAGGTTTCACGGGGCCGGGCGCGGGTGATCTAGTTTTCAATCAAGTTTGGAGCTATAAAGGGCGGCTTTATTTCGTTGAAAGAAATTCCAATACATATTGGTATGGCGGCTTGGGTTTTATAACCGGCGCAACAACAGCGGTTCCGCTTGATAGCTTTTTTCAAATGCCTGGAAAGCTTCTTTTTGGTTGTGAATGGACAATGAATCAAGGCGCAAGCTCTGAAAGTTTTTGTGTTCTTGTTTCAACATTCGGTGAAGTTCTGATTTATTCCGGCGATTATCCCAATTCCCCAAATTGGTACTTGGTTGGAAGAACAAAAATTCAAGCTCCACTTGATAGAAGATCTTATTGTAAAGTTGGCAATGATGTTGCCGTATATACAAAATCAGGAATTGTTTTTCTTTCTGAAGCGTTTGCAAAAGCATCAAATCCTTCAACACTATTTACTATTACTGATAAAATTAGCCGTGTTTTTGAAAGGGGATGGTATCCAACAACAGATACAGAAGGAAACATTATAGCAGATCGTGAAAGCCCATTTATTTATGCTAGGGCCGGAACCGATGGGGGAAATACAATTACCAATGGTGTTTTTGCTCAAAATATTCAAACGGGCGCTTGGTCATATCTTCCAATTTCATCAGGTGGAACAAATTTCATAACTTGCATGTGTCATGCGTTTGGTTATTTGGTTTTAGGATATTCAGCAAGCGGGCAAATAAACTACATTCCAAAAACATCGGTTCTTGGAATGGCAAGAACGGTAATTTCTGAATGGTACGATTTTGGAAATAAATTAGTTAAACAAATAAAAGCAGTTCGATTAGTCACCGCAAACATGAGTGAAGGATCAAATTCATCAACTCAATATAAGCTTACAATCAATGCTGATTATTTTAATTTGAATGATACCGCCGGTGCAAATGAAAACAAAGTAACCCAAACTTTGAGCGCGACAACTTCCACTGGAACAGATACAATTTTAGTTACCGAATTTGATAATGTTGGAATAATGGGAAAGCGGTTTAGGTTTCAAATTTCTGCAACTGATGGTGGAATTGATGAAATCTACAAACTTGAAGTAGATTTTGAAAATGGGGGTATATTATAATGGCGGCGGCACAATGGATTAGAGTTTCACCGGGCGTTTATAAAAACCCTTATACCGGGGCCATTATTAGGCCGCCGGGCGGTGTTCCCCCAAAAACTCCACCGGCACCAAAAGCGGCGGCACCAGCACCGGCACCAGTTGTCAGTAATCCGGCACCGGTTGCAAACCCGGCACCAGTAACAACACCAGCACCAGTAACCACAACAACGCCGGGGGGCGTTCCTGATGCCGGCGCGGCACCAGGGGCGGCGGTTACACAAACACCAACCGCCGGGGCAAATGGCGTACCAGATACAACGCCGGGGGGCGGCACTCAGGGCGATCTTAATCCAGGCCCGGCACCGGTTGCAGTAACCCCAACCAATGCCGCAGACTTAACGGAACAACAGCGGCAAGAAGCTGAATATACAGCGGCCAAAAACTTACAATTAAACAATCCCAATATTGTAAATGATTTTGGTTCACAAACTGTAACCCGTGATGCAAACGGAAATGTTCAGGTTACACAAAGCCTAAGCCCGGAACAGAAAGCGATTTTAGGAAAGGGCCAGGATTTAACCCAAAAAGGGTTGGATATGGCAACATCCCAACTTTCGAGTATGGCGGGCCAACCGTTTAACCCAACACTAACCGCAAGAACTTCAACCGGTGATCTTAACGCGGATAGATCGCGCATCGAAGATGCTATTTTTGCAAAATTCACACGAAATCTAGATCAGAATCAATCGCGTGATACAGAACAAACGCAACAGCGGCTTCAAAACATGGGAATTCCTTTTAGTGCTGATCCTAATTCGCGGTACCAACAGGAAATGAAAGCATTAAATGATCGTTATGATACGCAACGCGAAAACGCACGACAAACCGCAATTCAAACCGGTGGTGATGAATATTCTAGGGATGTTGGCATTGGTGAACAACTTAGAACAAATGATCTTTCAACCGCTGGAACTATTCACGGTACACAGTTGAATGATGTTAATGCGTATTCACATCTCGGAACGGGGCTTCAAACTCCAAACTTTCAAGCGTACCAGGGATCGCAATTTCAGGGGGCCGATCCTACAGCGGCCTATTCCACAATGAGTCAAGAAGATTTACAAAAACAGCAATTAGCACTTCAAAAAGCAATTGCAGATCTTCAGGCTAAAACAAGCCTTAAAGTTGCAAGTATGAGAACCAGCGGATCGGGCGGCGGCGGTGGGGGCGGCGGCACTCAAGACACGGCATTTACGGGGTTATAATATGGGCGCATTAGAAGATTTAGCGGCAATGTTGGCACAAGGACAAGCGGCGGCAAGCGCCCCCGATGTTGGCAAGCTTATTGCCCAAGAAAACCCATATTTAAAACTTCAGCAAGCACCAGATTTTATTTCACAGAATCTTGTTAAACTTGCACAAGATCCAAACGGTACTTACAAAACCCGCGATCTTATGATTGGCGGCCTTTTAAGCGGCCTTTTATCCGGCGGCCTTGGTACCATTGGGGCCGATTATTCAAATACGCTTGCCGATAGATACCAGAATGTTCTTCAACAAGCGGCACTAGGCCAAACTCCAGAAGATACCGGCGATCTTTCACCGGCGCTTTTTGGTGCGGCCAAGAATCAGGGGCAATCAGTATTTTCTAAAAATCTTTTGGATAAAATTAAGCGCGGCCAAGATATTCAAGATGCGGGGCTTAAAAAACAGGCTGAAACAATTGGTGGTATTCAAGGCGAAAATGCGGCTTATGGTGTTACGGGCGGCACAAATCCAAATTCACCACTTTCTAAAGAAGCTGATGCGGCAAGGCAAGAAATTGATAAATTACCAGTAGTTCAAAAACTAAAAACAACAAATACTTCAATCGCACAAATGGCACCATTTGCAAGTATTGATACTGCTTCTTCTGATATTCCTTTTGCAACATTATTTATTGGCGGTCTAGATGGTAGTGTTGTAAGAGAAGGCGAATATAATAGGGTTGCGGGATCAAATCCGCTTCTTGCTAAATTCCAAAATCTTTTAGAAGGCGCATTAAACGGAACTTCAAAAATTGGGTGTTGATATTAAACAACAAATGCTTAATGAACTTAAAACTTCACAACAAACACTTTTGGATGAAGCAAATAAGCAAGCATTGCCGCGTTTAACAACAGCGCTTTCTAGGGGTGTTAAAAATCCGCTTGATGTGTTGCCGTATGATCCAAATATGAAATTTGATATACAACAAAAACAAGCGGCTCCAATAGTAACTTCAACCGGCGGCCTTTCGCCACAACAACAAATAATTGCTGAAGCAAAAGCAAAATACGGTGATACACCAGAAGGAAAGGCGGCGGCAATAGCGGCAATTCAAGCGCTTTCAATACCAACAACAAAAGGCGGGGCACCTCTTGGCTGATAATAATTTTGAAGATCTTTGGAATTCTACACCGGCGGCGGCTAGTGCGGCACCAGTACAGGCCGGGCCGCAATCGTTTGAAGATCTTTGGAATTCAACACCGGCACTTGGGGCGGTTCCTAATGTTGAAAGTGGTGTAAATAATGTTTCAGCACAAGTTGGAAAGGGCCTTTCTTTAGGTTTTTTTGATGAATTGCAAGGGTTGGATAAGGCCGCACAAAATTCTTTTCTTGGAATTTTCGGATTAGGCAATAACAAAAGTTTTGGCGAAAATTATCAGCAAAAAGTTAATCAAGCGCGGGCGGTTGATGCCGCTTATGAAAAAGCGCATCCATATATTTCATTTGGTGCAAATGTTGCTGGTGCGGCACTTCCAGCAATTGCAACGGGTGGTGCAAGTTTGCTTGCCGATGCTCCATTAGAAGCGGCACCAATTGCGGCCCCAATTTTACGCAATGTTTTTGGTGTTGGATTTAAAGAAGCACCATCAATATTTCAAATGTCAAAATTGGGGGCAACTGCGGGCGGTATTGCCGGTGCTGGTAATGCAACTGAAGGCAATCGGCTTGCGGGCGCGGCAACTGGTGCAACGGTGGGGGCGGTTGCGGCCCCGGTGCTTGGAACAGTTATAAATAAAGGGGTTAATGCTGTTTCGGATGCTGTTTCAAACTTGAATTTGGGCGGGCGTTTTGCCGATCAAGTTGGTGCGGTTGGTGCTGATATTCCTTCAAGCCGTGGTGCCGCATATACACCAGAAGAATTAATTCTTGCTAAAAACTTAAAGAATACACCACTAGAAAAGATTACAAATGCTTCTTCGGAAATGTCGGATGCTTTAGATAGTGGTACTCCGTTATTTTTGCCTGAAGCGCTTCAATCAGCAAAAGTAAATAGAAATGCGCGGTTTGTTGCAAACTATGAACCATCAATGGAGTTTTCACAGGCCGCAATAAATGAACGTGCCGCCGGTGCTGGTGATAGGCTTACTAATCTTTTTGATACAATTTCCGATGAAAGAAATGTATTCAATGGCGCTTCTGGAATGTCGCAAGCGGCCCAAGATATTTTGGACAATGCCACAAAAGCAAAAATTGCGGCGGCTAAACCGCTTTATGATGCGGCAAAAGAAGCGGGGCCGGTTGTAGAATCGCCGGTTGTTGCTGATCTATTGGCAAAAGATAAGTATCTTCAATCAGCGGTTGCAAATGTTAAAAAATCAGCACAAAACGCGGATCTTCCAAATAATTCACTTGATGTTTTGATCCAATCAAAAGGTCAATTAAGGGATGCAATCCAAGCGGCAAGGCAAAACGGTGAAGCAAACAAAGCGCGGTTAATTCAAGGAACACTTGATACATTGCACAATGCAATGGAAACAGAAAACCCGCTTTACAAAAAGGCAAATGCGACCTATTCAGCACTTTCAAAAGGAACAAGCGCATTAGAAGAATCAAAACTTACATTTTTAGGTGCGCTTCAACCGGATAAAATAAACGATATTGGGCAAATTTTTAATTTACCACCAGAACAACTTTCAAAATTACGCGATAGTTTTGTAAAAGCTGGCTATCAAAATGAATTTGATGGTGGTATTCGTGCTTATCTTCAAAACATTGTAGAAAAAAGTAAGGACGGAACTAATCTTATAAAAAACATGATTAGCACACCACGGCAACGCAGTCTTTTAAAAGCGGCGCTTGGGCCTTCTTATGAAGATATTATAAATCCACTTTTAACAGAACAAAAAATCGCCGCCGGAAAAGCGGCTTACAACACTGGATCTTCAACTTATGGAAACTTTGCAGAAGCAAACGATTTTGAAAAAGGTGTTGGGATAGTTTCAAAAGCATTTAACGGCAATAAGATTCAAGCTCTTAAAGATTTATTTACAAACAAAATGCCGGATGATGTTGCACAAGGATTAGCAGAAATTTATTTCAATCCACAAAGGGGAAGTGAGGCATTAACAAAAATAATGCCGCTTTTAGAAAACTATGCAAGAAATAAAAGCGTTTCTGAAGCGTTGGGCCTTGGGGCCGGTGTTGTCGGTTCTAGGGTTGCTCCAAAGCAACCTTATAAGGAACCAACAAAGCCTAGTGTTTTCGGACTTCAAAAAAAAAATGAACCGGTAACGCAACCGGCAATAAAAGGGGGTGGTGCGGTGAAAGAAGATATAAGCCTTGATAATCCTGATCATTTGGGTGCGCTTGTTCAATCTGTTATTCATCAAGAATCAAATAACAATCCAAATGCCGTTGGCCCGGTGACACGTTATGGAACCGCAAAAGGGTTAATGCAATTAATTGATAGCACCGGCCAGGAACTATTTAAGAAATCAGGGTTGCCGGGTAAATATGATCCATTCAATGCGGAACAAAACAAATTTCTTGGCACTATGTATCTAAAACAATTAACTGATAAATATGGCGGTGATGTTAATCTTGCTCTTGCGGCCTATAATTGGGGGCCAGGGAATCTTGATAGGCTTTTAAAAAGAACCGGTGCAACTTCATTTGATGAAATTAAAAACCTTTTACCAAGACAAACCCAAGATTATAGAGATCAGATTTTAGGCCGTATAAAACCAACGGGGCAAATTCTGGCATGAGTTTAAAAGCTTCTATCAACGCGGCAACCATAACCATGATTCTAATGGGGGTTTTGTTTTCATTTTTTACTTATACAAGTAAATCTTGGATTGAAGGAATTAACACACTTGAACCGCGAGTAAACAGGCTTGAAACAAAATTCATTGAAGAAGAAAAAAACACCGATAGAAGGCTAGTTAGCATTGAAGTTAAGATTGATCGCTTACTAGAAAGAAAATGAGTATAGGCGATTTTCTAAAATCTTCGGTATTATGGCAACGCAACGCGGCTGAAGTAATCAATCAAGCGGCATTAGACAACGCCGGAACAACATCAAATGCCGTTGATGCGTATTCAGCAACCGTTTCCATTCCAATGGATCGAATTCATGACGGTGAAAATTTTGCCGTTATTTTTAATGCAAGCAATACCACAACAACACCAACACTTTCAATTAATGGGCTTACCGCAAAAACCATTGCCCGGTTTGACGGTACAGCATTAACCGTTGGTGAAATTCTAGTTGGTAAATACATTCTTTCTTATAATCAATCTTCGGATAAGTTTCTTTTATTTGCTGGTATGACCGGCGATCTAAATGCAATTGAAGCGCTTTCTGGAACTTCAGGAATTCTTTGCAAAACCGCGGCAAATGCTTGGGCGCTTAGAACCTTAACAGCACCGGCGGCGGGTATTTCTGTTTCAAACGGTACCGGTTCCGGCGGTAATCCAACACTAGCACTTGCAAACGATTTATCAGCAATTGAAGGATTAGGATCAACCGGATTAGCGGCCAGAACCGCGGCTGATACTTGGGCGCAAAGAACTATTCAGGGAACAACAGATACAATTTCTCTTACTAATGGTGATGGTGTTTCTGGAAATCCAACAATTGATATTGCCGCAAAAAAACAAGCCGGGTGGATACCGGGCGGATCGTGGACATTTGCAAGCGCAACAACAATTAACATTGCCGCGGGCGGTGCCTCAAAATATTCAGTTGGTGACAAAATCGAATTGGTTCAAACAACAACAAAATATTTTGTTATTGTTGGTGTTGCAGATACTCTTTTAACCATTACCGGCGGTTCAGATTATACTTTAGTTAATGCCGCAATTTCTTCAAATTACTATTCACATGAAGCAAGCCCGGTGGGGTTTCCACATCATTTTTCTTACACTCCAACTTTAACCGGGTTTTCTGCAAATCCAACTTTCACGGCAAAATTCAATGTGACGGGCCGCCGGTGTACTGTAATGTTTGCAACTTCGGCGAATGGTACGAGCAACGCAACCGGCTTTACTGTTTCGTTGCCAATAACAGCGGCGGCGGGGCCGGATATGATGCAAGGCGGCAACACTGGCAATGATAATGGAGTATACCAAACAAATGTGTTGGCCCAAGTTTTAAGTGCCGGTTCTGTAATTAATCTTTATCCGGCGGGCGGTTCTGTAACTTGGACGGCGGCGGGCGCAAAAGGGGCAAATTTTAACGTAAGTTATGATTTCTAATAAAAAAGCCGGTTTGGAGTGGATTTCAAACCGGCTTAGATTTCTTGGGAGAAATTTAGCATATAGCCAAAAGCTATTTTATAATTTAGGGTGATTAAATGCAATACATTTTAAACAGACTTAAAGAAAGAAGCACTTATCTAGGAATTGCCGGTCTTTTAGCGCTTGCTGGAATTCATTTGTCACAAGTGCAAATTGATTCACTTGCATCGGCAGGAATTGCTCTTGTTTCAGCTTTGGCCGTATTCTTGCCCACTTCTTCCCCCAAGTAAGAAGCGCTTTTTTTCTAAATCGTTTTTCCAAAGCTGAATTCGGCTTTTTAAAATTTTATTTTCTCTCGAATATCGGCCCGCAATTTAAAATTGTTTGCGGCTTTTAAATCTTCTTCCAGCATTTCAAGTTGTGCTTCATCTTGTGCTATTTTTTGAAGAAGAAAACGAATCATTGTTTCAGAACTTGTTTCATTCTTAATTATTGAATATTGCCGATAAGATTCAATTCTTTCATTTCTTTTATTTCTTGATTTAGAACACATGATTTAGATTCTAAATCTTTCAATCTTTCGTGCATGGCATTGAAATTGTTGTTCATAATTTTTGATATTATTTCGTGTTCTTTTTCGTGATCTAAAAACTTTTTTTCTAGGTTGTAGCCATAGAAAACAAAGAAAGCGGCCCAAGGAATGATAACTAAAAAAGTTGAAATAACTGAGGTAAGAAAATCATTCATAAACTAATCGCAAAGAACATAAATCAAAGAAAAAGAAATCCACCAAATAACAGCGCTTAATAAAATTCCCCAAGTAATGCCGGTTGCTAGTGCTTTATCCATGTTTTAATACTCCGCTTGAAATAGTCGGTGCCAGGCTGAATGATGTTCAATGCACATAAATCTTACATCAATAGGTTTTGTATAGTCATGATGATGTGCTTGAATTTGTCCAAAGCATCTTTCATTTTTATAAATACAATCTGTTTTTTTATTATTCCAGTTAAAATTGCTTTTCTAACTTGATACTTTATTCTTGAATAATGGCCATTTGTGGCGTCATGTTTATTTCTAGCCCATTCATTCATTTTATTTTTATTTTTTAAATTATAATTTTTTCTTTGTAATTTTATTTTCCTCGGATCTTGCAATTGCAAATATATTTTTACGCATGCCTTACAATGGGATCTATAAGCGTTTCGATCTGATCGTTTATTAAATTCAGAAATATTTTTTTCTTTTTTACATTTAGAACAAGTTTTAAGCATAAAAATGGCCCATCAAGAAGCCTAATAAAAAAGCAATTATTGGATACTGTTTTGAATAATCAATTACTATTTGTGTTATTGAATTGCGATCAACTGAATCGGTGTATAAAAAGCAATCCCATAATAAAATTACAAAAGTAAAAAATACTATAATTTGAATCACTCTTTTCTTTGTCATCATTCACCAAAATAATTTGAAAATTCTTCAAAGTGTTCATTAACGGGTGTTTTATCTAAAAGAATTTGCAAGTGATTCTTAATAGTCTCAATAGAATCTTCTAAGCCGTTTCGACAAGAATATAAATCATCCCCATTTATAATTCTTCGTGCATAATTTTTTGTAAGAATTATTTCATTAGAAAAAAGCGATCTTGTTACAGAAACGCCATATTGATTAGTTATATCTTCAAGCGCGATCATATTTTCAAAAAACTTCTGATTTCCTGTTTACTCACATCCGAAAAATGAAGCGGAAATTTTGCAATTCCCGTTGCATTTGTGTTCATTACATCTTCTGTACTCGTATGATGTGCCCCAAGAATATGCCCAAGTTCATGTTCAATTGCGGTAATAGCCATGTTCTTATTCCCGTACCAGCACGAAACCAAAGAAGTTGCGTTTGATTGATACATCATACCAACACCGGACGATCCGCCGGTAGTCCATTTGTTGCCATTGTCATGCACCGGGGGCAAAATGCCAAGGTTGATTTCTTCCGGGTTTTTTTGAAACTGAGAAATCCATTTAAAGGTTTTATTGTACTTAATCGGCCTACTTGCTGATCCGTCAAGTTCTGGAAACGGATCGGGGCACTCTCTATAGGTATAGGTAAGTTTTATTGGAAGTTCCGTTCTTATCAACTTTCTTACCGCTGAAGTGATTTCAACGGCCTGTTTCTTATTCAAGGAATCAGGCCCCAAGAAGTTGTAAATTTTCAACCAGATTAAGATCATATTCTTTCGAGTAGAAAAATTATAAGCAGGATAAGAACTATAATAACTAAGCATCCCCCGCACGATTCCCCATCATTGTAAGTCATCATATTCACCATTATAACTTTTAGTAAAAAACAATTTATAAGATCCTCTTTGCTGT